TCCTTCACTCCAGCAGACAACAGTTTGCTGGTAGTAATGATGTCTGTTGACACAGACAGTTATAATACTTCTAACATTACTATTTCGGATACGCAGTCTCTGACGTGGACGAAACAAGTTGAGAACCACTATACGGATGGAGTTTATCACGCAACTACTGTAATCTGGACCGCCCCGGTAACAACTGGAGCATCTATGACTATTACAGTTGGCTCCGGTGCCACTGGAACTGATGCTGACGGCGCAATGGCCTATCAGGTCATGCAGGCTTACAATAATTCTGGCTCTGGTAGTATTGACGCAGTTCAGGACGCGAGCACTGGCGGTACAAGCGGACGCTCTGGTGCATTAACAGTCAGCTTCTCTGCTAACGTTACAGTAGGCAATGTTGTCTTTAACACAGGTGTTTCTGATGATGATCCCACTGGCACGATAACGCCGACCTCTTCATGGGATGATCTCTACAATATTGATCCGGCAGGTTCCTTTCAAGTTATTGATTTTGCTTATAGGAATGATGAGTATACAGGCACAGATGCGGCAGCGTACTCAACTTTCGTAGCTGGCTTTCCGTGGGCAGTATCTGGCATTGAAATTGGCTTCAGCGGTAGTCCAACCGGCACCGGCGCAATTTCAACTACTGTTCCCACGCTATCTGGCTCCGGTACAATTGGGCGCAGCGGCTCTGGTGCTATTTCCACCCCTGTAGTAACACTTTCCGGCAGTGGTTTTATAAGCCGTAGTGGTAGTGGCGCGATTACAACCACTGTTCCTACCTTATCCGGTACAGGGGCGCTTGTAACTACTGGCTCCGGTGCAATAACCACCACTGTTCCTACCCTATCCGGTAGCGGTACTGTTGCGAAGTCCGGTTCCGGCGCGATTGATACAACGCTGCCGACACTCGCTGGTTCAGGTACAATAATCAAAACCGGCACAGCGAGCATCAATACAACTGTGCCAACCCTTTCCGGTAGCGGCTTTATTTCTCGTTCCGGCAGTGGGGCAATAAATACTCCGGTTGTAACGCTTTCTGGCAGCGGGACGATTATCAAGACTGGCTCCGGAGCAATAACAACTACCGTGCCCACCCTTTCCGGTACAGGCGTTGCGGGCAAGGTCGGTTCAGGGGCGATAACCACTACAGTCCCCACTCTCTCCGGCACCGGTGAAATTACTAAGACCGGCAGTGGTGCGATAAGCACAGTTGTGCCGACGCTTTCCGGCTCAGGCTTTCTTACCCGCGTTGGATCAGGGACGATTTCTACCACTGTGCCAACCCTTTCCGGTAGTGGAACAATTACTAAAACTGGCTCGGGCGCGATAACAACTCCGGTTCCAACGCTTTCAGGTACTGGCGCGGTTTCTGCTGGTGTACTTGGTTCCGGTGCTATTACTACCACAGTACCAACCCTCGCTGGTAGCGGCGACATTGTTAAGACCGGCAGCGCCGCAATAAATACAACTGTTCCAACGCTAAGTGGGGCAGGGGTAGTGGTGCGGATTGGCTCCGGTGCAATCACAACTCCAGTCCCGGCGCTTAATGGAAATGGACAGGTTGTTAAGACTGGCTCTGGCGCGATTAATACGACTGTTCCAACGCTTGCTGGCACCGGCACGGTCGGCGCGCTTATTACCGGGTCGGGCGCTATTAATACCCCAGTCGCCACACTTTCCGGTTCAGGCTTCTTGACAAAAACTGGTTCCGGTGATATAACCACCCCGGTTGCCCTACTTGCTGGCTCAGGGACTGTTGGTCGATCGGGCAGTGGCGCAATCACAACCCCCGCTCCAAGTTTGTTTGGATCAGGGACTACATCAAGTTTTACCCCTGCTGGAGGCGGGATGATCCGACGTCGGAGGCGCGCAGCATGAACGACGAATTTATTCAAGAATTGGCGGCCTGTTCAGACGATCCATTGCGTTACGTCTATTGGGCCTATCCTTGGGGCGAGCCGGGAGAACTCGAAGAGTACGCCGGCCCTGATATTTGGCAGGAGCAACTCTTTACCCTTATACGCGACGTACTTAAGTCAGGGGAAAAGCTCGTTCTTATCTCTGTTAAGTCCGGCCACGGAGTTGGTAAATCCGCCGCCTCGTCAATGCTTATCGACTGGGGCATGAGCACATTTGAGGGGACTAAGGGTGTTGTTACCGCTAACACCGAGCGGCAGCTTCGCACAAAGACTTGGGTTGAACTCTCTAAGTGGCGGCGCCTTTCTATTACTCGCGAGTTGTTTAAGATCAAAGCAACCTCGATGTTCTCCAATGATCCTGAGCAACGCACTGAGTGGCGTTTTGATATGTCACCCTGGAGTGAGCGAAACACTGAAGCGTTCGCCGGCCTGCACAATAAAGGTAAGCGGATCGTGTTGGTTATGGACGAAGCGTCCGCAATCCCTGACATCGTTCACGAGGTAGCCGAAGGTGCCCTTACTGACTCCGACACGCAAATTATCTGGGTTATGTTCGGTAATCCTACTAAGAACACAGGTCGGTTCCGCGAAGCGTTTGAGGACGGTAAGTTCGCTCACCGCTGGAAACAGATCACAGTGGACTCCCGTACTTCCGCCTTTACTAATAAAAAGCTAATAGATCAGTGGATAGAAGATTATGGCCTCGACCACGACTTTACTCGCGTCCGTGTACTCGGGCAGTTCCCAAAACACGATGTCTCCTCCTTCATTTCACGCGAGGATGTTAAAAATGCTCTCCGTCGGAGTGTCCCTCTCGTCCACGTTGAGCCACCGATTATTGGAGTTGACTGTGCAAGGTTTGGTGATGACTCAACAATCCTATTCCCCCGAAGAGGGCGTGATGCAAGAACACTGCCTATCGAAAGATATCAGGGTCTAGACACAATGCAGGTGGCGGATCGTGTTGCGGAGATGTACCAACGCATTCACGCTCAAATGATTTATGTGGATGGCGGCGGCTTGGGCGCAGGTGTGGTTGATCGACTTCGCCAACTCCAATTTCCCGTCCATGAAGTTACCTTCTCCGCTAAGGCTGATGGTGTTAATCCGGTTGAACGCAATATCCGCTACTCCAATAAACGGGCGGAGATTTGGGGAGCGATGCGAGATTGGCTCAAGACCGCCGTGCTACAAGAATACGAGATTGACAACGATTATGATATAGTCGATGACCTCACAACCACTCAATACTATTTAAATAACCGGGACGAAATACAACTCGAGCCCAAGTCCGAGATCAAGCGGCGTGAAGGAAGGTCACCTGACCTTGCTGATGCACTCGCTTGTACGTTCGCCATGCCCGCCTTACATCAGTTCCTCGGGCCGGAGAACGATAACGCTGTGGAGAACAGCATGAACTATAACCCATACTTTAGAAAAGGAGCCTGATTATGGGTGGCGGTAGTAAGAAAGTTGAAAAGCCCGACCCTCCTCCGAATACACCGACGAGGGCGGACCCGACTGTGGTTACTGCAAGTATCAGGGAGACCGGCGCTTCGTCTGCCTCCCGACAAGGGTACTCCGCAGTGACAAACAACGCAACTGGTATACTGGCGAAATCGCCACGTACTGGTAAGAAGCTGCGGACTGGAGGCACGTAATGAAAATTCCCGTCGATACGCACAAAGCCTGGAAGATCGCTTTTGAGGCTATGAAGGACAAGCGGCGCCCGCTTTGGCCGATTTGGCGGGAACTCGCGCAGGTGTACCTTCCCTACACTCATCCTTGGCTGCTTAATGTAAAGAAGAGTGAGAAGTTTTCGCTCAACCCAAATTACATTACCTCCGAGGGATTGATTGCGTTGCGAACGCAGACGGCCGGGCTGATGAATGGGATTACCTCCCCGACGCGGCCTTGGTTCAAACTCCAGATTGGCCACGACCTCGATCGATTGAGTGTGAGCGCACGGCAGTGGTTGACTTCAGTCGAGCGCATCATGCACGGCGTTCTCGCTCGATCGAACTTTTATAACACTATGTCGATGTCGTATTTCGACCTGGGCCTCTTCAACATTTCAGGCACGCAAATCTTCGAAGATCGTCGCGATGTCATACGTTGCCAGCGGTTTAACACTGGCGAGTTCTATGTAGCCTATGATTACCTCGATCGCCTTGTTCGCTACGGCCGGGAAATCTCTATGTCGCTGGAAGAAATCCGGAAGGAGTTTGGCGAAGAGAATATGCCCGCTATGTGGAGGGAGCAATATAAAAATCCGGCCTCACGCTCGAGCAAGCGTACTGTAATTCACATGGTCGAGCGAAAGGATGCAACCCCTGAGACAATGCCAATCTCCAACCGCTTCGAGTGGCGGGAGGTTTATTGGGGCGAAGGACAGGAAGAAGGCACGGTGATGAAGTTGAAAGGCTACCGTGAGCAACCTGCTATGTTCCCTCGGTGGTCGGCTGAATTACAATATGGTAACGCGCCGGCGATGGACGCGCTTGCAGATATGCGGGAACTCCAGCAATTGTTGATTAAGAAGGGTGTCGGGCTGGAGAAGTTAATTGACCCGCCGATGTTGTTTGACGCACAGCTGCGGAATATGCCAAAGTCCACTATGCCTGGCGGTCATACCTACGTGCCGAATTTGGCTAACTTCACTGGTGCTAAGCCGGCGTTTCAGGTGCAAATCCCGGTACAGGAACTCCGTGAGGATATTAATGAGATCAAACTATCGATCAGGGAAATTTTTCACAACGACCTGTTCAAGATGATCTCGCAGCTTGATACGGTGCGGAGTGCCACTGAAATTGATGCACGGCGGGAAGAGAAACTTGTGCTGTTGGCTCACTTCTTGGAGCGGTTTGAGAATGAGCAACTTGACCCGACGATCGAGCGTACCTTCAATATCTGCCAGCGGGCTGACCTTTTCCCGCTTCCACCCTCGGACATTCGCGAGAGCGACATTGATGTATCGTATGTCTCCATCCTTACCACCGCGCAACGGGCAATTGGCACTGTGCCGCTCGAACGAGTCTTGGCGATGGTTGGTAATGTGGCGGCGGTGGAACCAAGTGTACTCGACATCGTTAACTTTGACGAATTCGTTTACACTTACTCCCGTGATATTGGAGCGTCGCCGACAATCCTTCGGGATGCTGAGCAACTTAAACAAGCCCGCGCCGCCCGCGAAGAACAACTCGCGCAATTGCAGGCTTCACAAACCGCAGAGACTGCCATTCAAGCTGGTAAGACTCTATCCGAAACTGACGTTGGCGGTGGCGCTAATGCACTGCAAAGGGTACTTGGCCAGTAATAGGTATGGCCACTTGCTTTCGCAGTCGAACTGGTGTATAAGGGGTTATGGACAATAGGGACCATACGTATTTGCTGAATGATCCGCGCTTCATGGCTGCGGTCAAGGACTTGCTGACGACTCCCGAGCGGCGTTATGTCGTTCGGCAGTTGTTGGCTGCGGCTGGTATCCGCCAGTCTACTTTCACCGGGAACGCTCTTTCCGGTGCATTCGCCCAGGGGTATCAAGCCTTTGGCCTGATGCTCGAAGATGTAACGTCACGATCAGCACCTGAGCTTTTTCTTAAGATGCTGGAGGAGAACTACAATGAACAAGTTGTTAATGACTCTACTCAGAAGTCCTGAGGGCGCGAGTGGGGCAGCAGATGGAGGTACTGATGGCGGAGACGCTAGCGCGGCCACGACTCAATCCCCCTCGGGTGACCAGCAGAAAGCTGGGGAAAGTGGGGAAGGCGGCGGCACAGGGACTACTGCAGTCACAGCGCCGAAAGGACAACAGCCATCGGCCGAAGGACAAGCGTCCAGCGGCGAAGGGACCGAAGTCTCCAGCAGCGAGTCCACTCAACCGGAAGCGGTAACGGCCGCTGATATCAAAATGCCGGAGGGGGTTGAAATTGATCAAGCCCAGATGGATAAGTTCCTTGGAGTGGTTAATGACGCAAGTCTGACGCCACAGGCGCGGGCAGATCAACTAGCCAACCTTCACCAGGAGTTGGTGGATAAGGCGTTCGAGGATTACGCCAAGGACTGGATTGCGCGGCAAAAGGCTGACGGGGAAGCAATCAAAGTCGATCCATATATAGGGGGAAAGAATTGGGAGCAATCCCAAACTTATTTCGCGCAGGTACTCAATGAGTTCGCGCCACCTGAATTGATTACCGAGATTAACAAAACTGGAATAGGCAATAATATTCACTTTGCTAAATTCCTAGTCAATGTCGGTAAGGCAATGTCCGAAGGTAATCCCGTAGTAGGGGACCCGACGTCGGGAGAACAACTCACCGCAGCGCAAAAGCTGTATCCAGACCAAGGGAAAACGTGATGGCTACACTACCCATTACCAATCCGACTCTCTTGGACCTTGCTAACAGGATGGACCCTGACGGCAAGGTTCCAACGATTGTCGAAATCCTCAATGAGACCAATGAGGTTCTCGAGGATATGACCTGGATGGAGGGCAACCTCGTCACAGGCCACAAGACTAAAGTCAGGACTGGCATTCCGGCCCCGACTTGGCGTAGGCTCTATCAGGGCGTTATGCCGACCCGTTCAACGACTGCAGATGTCACCGACACCTGTGGTATGATGGACGCCTACTCGGAAATTGATGCGGTCGAAGCCGACTTGAATGGTAATACCGCTGAGTTCCGACTTTCGGAAGACCGCCCTCACTTCGAGGGTTTCAACCAAGAACTTGCGGATAGCTTGTTCTACGCCACTGAAGACTTGAACCCTGAAAAGTTCACAGGCTTCGGACCCCGCTTCAACGACCCTGTTAACGCTGAGAATGGCGAGAACATGATCGACGGCGGCGGGAGTGGCTCGGACAACGCCTCAATTTGGCTGGTTGTTTGGTCTCCCAACACTGCGTTCGGTATTATTCCGAAGGGCTTGCCCGCTGGCTTCCAGATGGAGGACAAGGGTAAAGACACAGTTAGTGTTTATGATGACACTGGCGCCTATCAAGGCAAGATGGAAGCGTATGTCACTCACTACGCGTGGCATTGCGGTCTTTGTGTCAAGGACTGGCGTTATGTTGTTCGTATCCCGAACATCGACAAGTCCGCTCTTACGAAGGACGCATCCGCCGGTGCCGACCTGATCGACTTGATGACCCAGGCGCTTGAAATTCCGCCGAGCCTGAATATCGGCCGTGCGGCGTTTTATGTGCCGAAGATCATCCGCTCGGTTCTTCGTCGCCAAATCGCCAACAAAGTTGCGCAGTCTACACTGACGATGGAAAGAGTTGCTGGCAAGAAAGTCATGATGTTTGATGACATTCCTGTTCGCCGCTGTGACGCCCTCGCCGGTGATGAAGCTGCGATCAGCTTCGTTTAATAAAGGAGACGGCACATGCTTATGGATAAGCGGACTGAGTTCGCCTCTGCAGTTGCTATGGCCGGTGGTACTGGTTACCAGTTGGTCGGCGATGTTATTGACCTCGAAAACGTCCGTGACATCGGCAACTCGTTTCCAGCGTGGTTGGTAATTCAGTGCACTACGGCCTTCGGGTCTGCTGGTGCTGCTGATGTCCAGTTCATTCTGGCTTCGGATGCTGCAGCGGCAATCGCCACGGACGGCTCGGCTACTGAGCACCTGGCATCACCAACGCTCAACTTCGACGACTTCACAGCCGGCGACATGATCTTTCAGGGTATTATCCCAATCGAGTCGGCTGCGTCGGTGTACGAGCGCTACGTTGGTATTTTGTGCAACGTTACCACAGCTGCTTTGAATGCGGGCGCGATCAACGCCTTCATCACCCTGCAGCCTCCGGTTCACAAACTCTATCCTAATGGAGTTCAGTGATGCGTGGTAAACCCGTTCAACTAGACAAGAACGGCAAGGTAGTCCCCCTCAAGGGGGACTCCATTGTCAAATTGAAGCGAGTCTTTCGCGATGGATTGGTATCGTACTCTCCAGCCCGTTTTGGTACTCGAGTGCCTAAAGGCGCTGTGCTTCCGAAAGATGCGCTGATCCTTGGTCCGGCTGTGCCCGAGGTTAAGGAACACCCGCAGCTTGCGAAACATCCTGAACTCGATCTTGACCCACCGCCTGAAGGCGAAGGTGAAGGCGAAGGCGAAGGTAAGAAGAGTACCAAAGGTTCGCTTGAACTCTAATATGTGAGGCGGTCAAATGCCACAGACAACAACTGAATTGTACAATTTAGCGGCGCAGTTGATTGGTGGGCGAGGCCGCCTTACTTCTACCACTCAAAACAGTCGCTATACTGACGTGTTCAATTTGTGGTATCCGGTAGTGAGACCACTAATTCTTTGTGCCGCTCATTGGAGTTGTGCGACTAAATCACACAAGATGACTCTGAATAAGGAGCGGACTGACGGCTCTGATTGGGCGGACACTGATCCATCGCCTGGCTATAAGTACGCTTACACAGTCCCGCCGGATATGCTACATCCGCAATATCTTTCCAGCTATGGACATTTCAAGATAGGCATGATTGGTGACACGCGCTGTATTTTCTCACACGAAGAGGGCGCGATACTCACCTACACTTTCGATCAAGATAATCCCGGCCTGTGGGAACCAAAGCTGTTCTTATTGATGGCACAGGCGCTCGCCGCCTATACCGCTGAGACACTTTCCGGCAAACCACAGTTGTCGAAGAAGCTGCAAAACGACGCGAATGACGCGCTACTTCAAATGCAGTCTTATGTGTTGAATGAGGATCAAGAGCCGCTTGAGGCTGTGGCCTCTTGGCACGCTGCGCGGGGGTACACCGGACCTGTCACGGTACCGCGCTATATCTACCCATACGGACCTATTGTAGCTGTGGGGCAGTCTGCGAATGTCAAATAGACTAGCACAATACGGATTTACCTCCGGCGTTATTTCCAAGACACTCTGGGGTCAGACAGTCCTGGAGAAGTATGGATATGGACTGGCCGCGTGTAATAACTTTATTATTGATGTTTCGGGCTCGCTTATCTCTCGCGCTGGTTCATTTGCTGGAGCTATCCTTAAAGCGCCGCTGGATGAAAACTATCGAGTCTTCCCATTCATTTACGCTGAGGAAGATGCAAATACTTACGCGCTGGTTTTTACCGACTATAAAGTGCGGTTCATTCAACAAGGGTTTTATCAACTTGAGGCGGGTAAGACTGTCTCCGATGTTACGAACAATACTAATTACACTGAGTTCGGTATAACAGGCCACGGCTACTCCGCCGGCGATCTCGTTGAATTTTATGGAGCTGATGTTCCTGCCCAGCTGGAAGGGCAAACGGTTGAGGTTCTTTCCGCGCCGGATGCTAACACAATTCGCGTGACTCCGATTGATATTACAGGGAATATGGATGAATGGGAGGACGCTACCCCGGCGGATATAACTGCATACAGGGTGTACACTCTCGCCACTCCCTATCCCGAGGCGGATTTGCCTGGACTTTACTTCAATCAAATTAGGGACTTGGTGCGGATTACTTCTCTCGATTATCCAGTTTACAATCTCGAGCGGCAAGCAGATTTAACGTGGACGATTACTGAGGAAAGTTTTGGGATCAACAATAACGCGCCGACTAATCTTGCTACCGCCGCTCGATCGGCCGCAGGTAGCGCTGGTGTTGTGTTCGCCGTAACCGCTGTGGATGAAGCAGGGGAAGAAAGTCTGCCGAGTAACTTCCTCGTCGATACCGCCGGTGTGGATTACACAGTAACCGCGGGCTGGATTGCAATTAGCTGGACGGCGGTCGCAGGGACTAAGTATTACAATATCTACCGATCAATAGTGATGGCGGCGAATACTGAAGTCCACAAGGGGATGGAGTTAGGCTACGCGGGTACGGCCTACGCCACACGATTCACTGATAATAATATCATTCCCGACTACACTGTCACCTACCCATTGGCTGATAATCCATTCGTCAATCAGGCAATTACATATATCGAGGTGACTAATGGTGGAAGTAACTATGACACCGGTACTACCGCTACAATAAATGACACTGGTTCTGGTACGGGCGCTTCGGTTGTTCCGGTTGTCTCTAACGGCGTCATCATCGGTATGCTCATCCTTGATGGAGGTAAAAACTATTCAAGCCCTTCAGTTTCTTTGGGTAGTGTTGGGAGCGGCAGCGGTGCAACTTTCTCTATTACTACTTCTGACGCATCTGGGAATTATCCTTCGATATCTGGCACGTATCAGCAGCGGCAAATTTATGCGTCGAGTGCCAATCAGCCGATGGTTATCTGGGGATCACAAATAGGACTGCTATCCAATTTCAGTGTTTCGCGGATTGTGGCGGATGACGAAAGCTATCAATTTGAATTGAGCTCAAGTGTACTCGGGGTAGTTCACCATCTTATTGATACTGAATTGGGTTTGCTCGCCTTCACCAATCTTGGCGTTTGGCTGCTTACCGGCTCGAACGGCGGGGCAATTACTCCCACTGATATATTAGCGAAGCAGCAGAACTCTGTCGGCGCATCTCACCTCCTTCCATTGATTGTTGAGGACGATGTCCTTTATGCCGAGCTGCACAATCGCACAATTCGCCTCCTTCAACGGAATGACATTATAAAGTCTTACGGTGGGCTCGATGTTTCAATTTTGGCTCAGGATGAGTTTAAAGGTTATTATGATATTAATAGTTGGACCTATGAACAGCGGCCTTATCGCCTTGTTTGGACAGCACGCAATGACGGCTCGATGCTCTCCGGCACGTTTTCAACCGAACAAAAAGTATACGCCTGGGGCACGCATGATACACAGGGTCTCTTTGAAGAGGTATTCAACCTTCCCGAGACTGCGCGCCAAGTAACTTATGTAGTGGCGCAACGCTATCTTTCCGGCCGGTGGATAAGGACGCTGGAATTCTTTGGCGATCGCTCGTATTCAACGAACGAAGATCACTGCGGTGTTGATTGCGCACTGATGTTTGGTGGTGAGTACCCCGACGCGGATTTGACGATATATGAAACTGACGTTGTTGCTTCGGCTGCAATCTTCAGTATTGACGATGTTGGTAAGTATATCTCATACCGCAGCGGTAAGGCTATTATTGACTCATTCAACTCCACTACCAACGTGACTGTGACAATTATTAATGAGTTTACAGATATTAAAATCCCCTATACTCTATTGACACGAACAATTCCCTCCGGCGAGTGGCGGCTTGGTACGCTGTATACAGGCGCGAATTTACCGCTGAATTTCCGACCACAGTTTGTCTCGGTGATTGGCGACGGTAAGGTGGAGGATGAAGTTATTGTAGGGGCTGACGGTTTGGTGGAATTCAGCGAAGATTATACTTTCGGCTATATTGGACTGCCCTTCTATTGTTATGCGGTGACGCTTCCATTCTCAGTGGAACAAGCGACTATTGAAGCCTCCCGGAAAAATATCAAAGGGGTGAGCATTCGATATAACAACACTCGGGGCATTTTAGTGGGAACACTGCAGAAGGATTTAGAGCCGGCTGATCAATTGGATGAACTAATCCCTATTGAGCAGGTTGCCGGAACATTTACGGTGGAGCCGGATAAACTTAACTCCACGAATGAGTTTATAACTGTCGGAAGTGATTGGGACGAGGATGCTCAATTGATAATCGCGGCTCATGGCGGCTTTATGAGTCAGGTGAATGGGATAGTGGTCGAAGTGGATATAGGCGATGAAATCCTCTAGGGCTATGACATGGAAGCGGATACCCTCGCTGTGGGATGCGCCGCAAGAAGGACTAAAGAAGTTCAAATCCGAGGCGTTTGATTTGATTGAAAACGCTGAAGCCACTTTCCTCATTCAGCGGATGGATGGTACAAACGTAATGGTGTTTGGTACTTACCTGCAGAATGTCGTCACCGGGCTGCGCTTCATTTGGTTCGTCCCTTATGACACAATGCACCCTGGGGATTGGTTAGGGATGAAAGCGTTGTTTACGAAGTTGCGGGAACACACGCCCCACTTGCGGGCGATTGTAGATAAGACTAACCCAGCTGCTATAAGAGTGGTGAAACACGCAGGCGCGCGATCGCTTGGTGACTGGGCTGAGAATGAGGAGTTGTTCGAATGGGCGTAACAGCATTAGTTGCAATCGGTACAGCTGTATCAGCAATCGGCGCTGTTGTTGGTGGAGTGGCGCAGTATCAGGCGGCGCGCAATAGTGCTGCTATTGATGAAATGAATGCTCAAATAGCTGATGATAACGCCAAGCGAGCAATCCAGCGGTCGCAAGTTGAACAGCAGCAACAGGACGTTCAAACTCGCGCGATGTATGGGGCGCAGCTTGCGGCACAGGCTGGCTCCGGTGTTTCAGTCGAGCGTGGATCGCCGGTAAAAACTCGAATTGCTGCAAGGGAACTCGGGCGACTTGATGCCCTTAATGTCAGACAGGCAGGGGAGCTCGAGGCGTACGGGTACAAGACTCAAAAAGTTAATTACGAAGCGGCGGCAAAGAATAAGAGGCAGGCGGCGACATTCAGCCTGCTCGGTGGGTTTCTCAATGCCGGCTCGGTTATTACCAACGCCCGCGCTACATCACCACGGAATTATGATTACACTTACGCCCCTGTTCCGGTGCCAAGGCCAGCATCAATAGCTTATTGAGGATAACAAATGAAAGTACCTCACGCTTTTACACCTCGAACGAGGCCTTCGGCGCAGCCGCTTGCGTACCTCAATGTTGACTATTCACCGGATGCGTTTGGCGCTCAACTCGGTCGATCGTTAGTTAACTTCGGGGATGCGTTTCAGGCGCTGTCTCAGCGGCAGCAACAGAATAGTCGTTTCGATACTCTTAACAATTTTTCGGAGTTTGAAACAAACGTTCGCATGAAGATGCAGGAACTTAAGTCTGCCACTCCGGAGGATGCGAGTAACTATTTTCAGCAAGCTGAAGCAATTTATCAGAATGAACAAAGTTCGTTTCTGAATAAGGTTGACCCAAGCCTGCGAAAGGAGTTTGAGTTCCGCGCTAATCAGTTTAAGCAGGGAGTCATCATGGACTCCTTCAAATTCAATTTCGACCAACAAAATTTGTTTTATACTAATAAAATTAACGAACGGCTGAATAAGGTCAAGGTTGAGTTGGATCAAAATCCGGCGGTGCTCGAGCAAGAGCGGAGTTATATCAATGATATGATTGACTCATCCGGCTTGCCGGAGATTGAAAAGGCTAAGCAAAGGAAGCTGGCCAGCGCCGCACTGGAGGCGATTACTTACAAGTCCGAGGTCCGTGACATTGCTGCGAGGTCGTTGCGGACGCCGGATGCTGGGATAGTAGCGAAGGACTTGCCGCCACAGGCTGGTGGGATACTGAACGCAATCAGTGGGCCGGAGTCTGGGCATCGGTATAATGTCCGCTACACGCCAGATGGTGGCGTACTCTTTAATGGGTTTTCCCAGCACCCCCGCATTCCCGAAAAGACTAAGAATGGTGACGTATCCACTGCTGCCGGACGGTATCAAGACACTGCCTCCACCTGGGATATAATCTCAAAGGAGTTGGGGCTTAGTGATTTCTCGCCCTATTCGCAGGATCATGGTAACTGGTATTGGGCACAAAAGACCTACAAAGATAAGACCGGCGAGGATATTACTTCAGCCATTCAGCGTGGGGATTGGCACTCCCTCCGCACGACGCTTGCTACGCAGTGGGAAGGGCTGAAAAATATTAGTGATGAGGAGTTTAAGAAGCTCTTTGAAGCAGGATCAGGCTCGTACCAAGAATACGCGGCGCTTAATAACGATCCGAGTTTTGCCAACCTGAGCTATGAGGATCGGCTGTCGATCCGCAATGATGCAATGCGCGAGGCGGGAAGGGAATACAGTGCGCAACTGGATAATCAAAAAGCTATCTATGAGACGGCGTATAACAGCCTTCTTACCGGAATTAATGACGGTAATATGGGACAGGCTGATTGGAATAGCTTTCGGGACACTCATCCGGATATGCCTTTTAGTGATATTATTAAAGGACAGGAGCTACTCAACAAAGTCGATAAAGAGAACAAGGACTACCGTGACGGGCTGGAGAAGCTGGATAGCGGCTTACTCTGGGTTAATGGGAATAGTGAGGATAATAAGAAAGCTAACGCACTTTTCAATAAGGGTGGCGGGCCTGAAGCTTTCCAGAATATGGACGGCGATTATATAAGTAACGTTGTTCTCCCCCGCTGGCAAAAAATGAATATGGCAGCGCCAGATCAGTTGGCGATGATGTCAACGATGATGAATACTGGCACGCCACCACAGGCTGCTTTTGCTTATGATCTAATGCGGCGGATGCAGGTCTCAAACCCACAGGCTTTCGACACAACTTTTTCTCCGAAACAAAAGCAGCAACTCGATACGTATAAAACGCTGGCAAGTTATTATCCCTCGACAGAAGCGCTTATTCAACACTTGCAAGGGAGGGGACTTGACGCCGCAACGAGGCAGGCTAATGAAGAGATACGCACCACCGCAAGAGATTTCGCTACTAAGAATTTGTCGATTGACGATGCTATGGGTGTGTTCGGAGGTTATTTTACTTTTGATCCCTCCCCGCCGATCGACAATGCTGGGAAGGTGGCGCTTGATCATGATTATAAAAGTCTGTTCGTTGATGCTATGGTTGCTACCGGCGGAAATGAGGACAAGGCACGCGAACTCGCTGACAAACAAATCCAACATATCTGGGGCGTGACGGATATAGGCGGACAAAACCACGTCGCACGATTGTCACCGGAGAAGGCTGGCTACAAAGCGTACAATGGGAACTGGAAGTGGATTGATCAGGCGGTTTATCGCGAGATGCCTGATATTAAGCCTGGGCAACAATTCCAATTGATTGCCGACGATCGCACTCAGCATGAGATCAATCAGTTCGGGCAAGAGCGGGCGGCGGGTAAGACGGATAATTTCACCTGGCCTACTTACCTTGTATACACTATGGGCGAAGATGGGGTGCAACGGATTATGCCGCAGCGGATTTGGTTCAAGCCGGATCAAGCAACACTTGAGGCTGATGCGAATAAGTGGCAGGCACAACATGATCGTCAGATGCTTGGGCGGCTTTCCTCCGCGCCGGATACGCCGGAGAATAACGCATATCGAAATCAACTGAAAGAAGATCAACTGCGACGGCAACAAAGCTATATCAAGCAGCAGTTTGAGGATCAGAAGAATACCCTCGCGCGGATACAGGCGGGTCCGCAATGGAGTCCTGGTCAATCTCAAGATAGTCCCGATCGCAATTACTCGCGGGCTATTCCGTCGCAGGAATACACTGGTTCATTTACCGACCTCCGGCCGTTTAAGGCGGGTGAACAACTTAACAATGCTGATGGAACACAATCGACCGAACTAACCACGACGCAGAAGATTGAGTCCCAAGGCACGACTGTTTGGGTCAATATTCCGTCACTGTGGATGAGTCCGCAAGGGCCGGTGCAGTTCGATCCGACTGACGATCACAATATCATCGGCCTGGCATTGTTGTATGAGCAGCGGAGTGGGAAACAGTTCACTCGTTACGCAACGGAGAAACAAGCGGTGGCAGCGGCGAAACGTCGGTCGAATGAAGGTGGCGCGGCTAGTGGAGAAACAAGATAATGCCTCTAGTACCAAACGATAACTCAACCTTCCCTGACCTCCTTCACACTTCGGGAGATGCTGGCGAATATAAACCGCAGCCCGGCGATCCGCTTGTTGGTCAGGCGGCGATGCAGCTTGAGAACAGCGTGTACGCTGCATGGCAATGGTACTCCAAGCCGCGCTTCCCTGTCGATCCTTCGTTTGATGTGCTTAATGCCACCCGCAATTCTCCATATTGGGAAAATCAGCGGGACGCATTTATTGGGGTTGGTTCAAAAGCTGAGTGGGACTATGTTGCGGGGCAGCTTGATCAAAGGGAAAGGGCTCAACGTGTACTTGCGGCTGCTGGAGCGGGCGGACAAATCGCCGCTATGACAGCGGGGTTGTTGTCGCCGACAGTCTTACTCCCCATCGCTACTCCAGTAAGGGGAATTCAGGGAATAATTATCGCCGCTGGTCTCGGTGCAGCCGGGGCCGGTATTGACGAAGCGGTGCTCCAAGCCGCGCAACCAGAGCGGGACAAAGCCAACATGTTCTTCGCTCTGGGAGCCGGCGCTATACTAGGTGGTGTGATGGGCGGTGCTGCACAATTGATGAAGGAGCTGCCGGCAGAGAGTGTTCTTCGTAATTTTAAAGACCTGCGGCAAGCATTGGAGAATGATATGGCCGCTGCAAAAAATGCAGAAGCCATACCCGCCCCTCATGAAGGTTCTATCGAGCTTAAACGTTACGGCGATGAAGTGGTGGTGCGTGATGTGGCGGGAGAGGTGCCTTCACCCAAGGCCTGGACGGTAGCGCGATCGCTGGAGACTGATAGTTCCCCCGGCGGCACGGTGTATAGAGTATTGCATGACGCCAATACTGGTGAAACCTTCACGGCGCCAAATAAGTATGCGACGGCTGAATTTGAACACCTGCAGTTTAACAATGTGTTGGAGGCTAACAATTGGAAGGAGATAAAAAGTAAACTTGATCTCGCCCTGAATACTCCCCGAGAGAAGGTGCTTGTCGCCGCACGTGATCTCGGGTATGACGCTGTGCGTTATGAGGGGAAACAGGGCGGAGAGCTGGTGGCCTTACCCAAGCCTGACAACGGTATCGTTCAGGAAGGCCCACTAGCTGTACCCCCCTCGGCATCTCCCGGTGTCGAGGCCAGTGTGCTTGAGGACGCTCGCGGTTCCCCGAATTCCGCTGGAGCGTCGGCAGCTCAAGCAGCGGCTGGAGGCGCCCAAGTTGCTCGCCCCGGATCAGCGGGTGGCTTGGCGCCTGGGCCGGGGGTTAATATACTGGCGAAGATAAACCCACCAGCGAGACTAGCAGTGCAAGGGGAATTGCAAACGGTGCGAGACACGGCGAATGATCTCAGCACCGGCGGACTGCGCCACTCTGAAAATGCAAGGTTCGTTCCAACTTCGCAAGGCGGTACAGTCCACGCTAATCAACAGACTTATGATTGGTATGTGTATGCGCTGACAAAGACTATGGACGAGCACTACGCCGACTACTTCTATAACGGCCGAACTCAACCTCCATTCCCAGCTACGCGGGCGACACTCGCCTCGGTCTTTCGCTTTACCGGCGAGCATATGTCGAAGCCTGAGTTCAATGCAGCGGTCGGCGAGGCCCTTGGTAATGGCGGGTTGCATCCAGTGGAGCAAGTGCGAAAGGCTGCCGCAATCCTTCGTAAGGAGGTGTACGATCCGATCTTTGATCAGGCGAAGCAAGTTGGACTGATCGACCGTGACGTTGAGATATTTGACCCAAGTTACTTCTCCCGCATGTATGATGGGACTAAGATCGCAAAAGACCCTGCAGGGTTCCTTAGCGTGCTGCGTAACCATTTCGCGCAGCAATTACAAGAGCAAGTGAATAAAACGACCGAGCGTATTCAAGGTCAACGAAAGGTATTGCAGCAATATTTGGATGATTTAGCCCTCGAACAAGAACAGGCGAAAGCGCTGCGTGAGGACTTACAAAGAGAATTAGAGGATTTAGGTGAGAGTGATGCGGAGGTACAAATCAAAGCACTCAACCGAGAGAAACGACAGCTTCAACGGCAACTCCGTCAGAAGGAAATTCGTGGCTTCGAAAACCGCCAAGCTGCAGAGGAGCGAGTGGACCAAGCTAAAGCGACGATCAAGACACTACAACAAGGCGCTGCTGCGACGCTGGAAAAGAAGAAGAGACTCGGAGCCCGACTTAGGACCCTCGGTCGTTCCGCGTGGGCTATTGAGGAAAAGCGCGCGAAGGTTCTTGATCGTATAGCGGCAACAGAGAATTCAGCCTTACTTTCCTTGAATGGAGTCCTTAAACGCGGTAAGCGCCTTCAACTCGATATTAATAAACTCGATGCGAAGATGCTCAAGGAGAAGTCAGATAAGCTATTCAATCAGTTGTTGAATGCAACCAATTCCCTCGATCGCCATATGGAGCGGATTGCAAAGCTTAAGCTCGATAATGAAGATGAGTTGGCGAAAGTTTATATGGACTCCCGCGTGGCTACGATGGAGCGCCAACGCGCAAGGATTGCCAACCTACAAGATCGCGCTAGTAACATTGATGATCTCCAGGCAAACCGGGACGTGATGCTGGAAATTCTTCAAGACCTCCAAGAAGAAGCCAATGGGATGGTCAATCAGATCAACCTGGCGAGAGGCAAGCGGATTGCGAAACTTGAGGAGCGGGCGAAGAAGCTTGATCCTAAGGTGGTGGAAGAGTGGATTAAGAAAGCAAAGGATAAACAAACCGCAAGGGAGATTGCGACCAACGAACGCTTCCGCCAACTTGGTTTGAGTGACTACACCCCTGAGCAGGGAACTCAACTTATTGAGCGGGCGGCTCATGACATGGCGCTTAATACTAGCGCGAAGATTGAAAAACTCGATGGGCGCATTACCGGCTTGCATATGATCGGGGAAGAGCGCGGGCCCGAATTGCAGCGGACGTTACAAATTCCGCAGAGCAAACTCAACCCGTATTTGGTAACTGACGCGGAGCGCGTTACCCGCAATTACATTCGTCAGATGTCGGGGGACATTGAGCTCAAGAGGAAGTTCGGAGACGTGAACCTTAAGACGCGGTTCACTGAAATCAGGGAAGAGTATCAAGCCAAGCGCGATCAGATGATTAAAGACGGCGCGAGTGAAAGTGAGTTGCTTGCGTTCAAGAAACGCTACGACGGATACCTGCGCACGCTTGAAGCACTCGTTATGCGCGTCCGACACACTTGGGGAATTCCAGACAATCCGAACGGGTTTGCAGCGCGGGCGGGTAAGGCAATGCTGAGCCTCAACACCCTGCGCTTTATGGGAACAGTACTTGTATCGTCGTTCTCCGATCCGGCGATTATCACTATGAAGCACGGATTGACTCGAACAATGGCGGTGCCCTTCAAAGCCTTCACTGAGGATTTGAAGAATTTGAAATTGGCCGCAAGAGAAGTTAAACTCGCTGGCGCAGCCCTTGACCCTTACACCCATTCGAGGGCGCTAAGCTTTGCGGAGCTCATGGATGACAATGTGGGGCACTCAGCACCGGAGCGCGCCTTGCACACCGCCTCGGCTAAGATCGGGCAAATCGCACTGTTTGATTATTGGACAGGGGCGATGAAGCAGTGGGCCGGCATCCTCGATATAGCGAAGTTGATGGACTCGATCGACCTCGTGGTTAATGGCGGCGGGACTGCGAAGGAATTGCAAGAGGCGGTTACTCACCTTGCCAACGGCGGGTTTGACGAACACCTTGCTCGCCGTGTGTGGGACGAGGTACAGAATGGCGGCGGGCAGAAGGTTAACGGGATTTGGCTACCCAACACCGAGAATTGGGTTGATGAAGAGGCGAAGCGGACCTTCCGCGCAGCACTGGCACAGTTCAATCAGGACGCAGTTATAACGCCGGGGTTGGAAATACCACTTACAGCCAACTCTTCAATCGGCACGAAGATGCTGTTTCAATTCAAATCATTCAGCCTTTCTTCCACGTCGAAGGTAATCGGCGCGGGACTGCAGCGCCGGGATGCAGAACTATTCCAAGGTATGGCTCTGTCACTTGCATTGGGCGCGCTTTCGTATTATACTTGGGCCACATTGGTTGGTGGAAAGCCATACGAGGATATGTTGAACGCGCCACTAAGTAAATGGATGGATGAGGCCCTGGCCCGCAGTGGGCTTACAGGGGCGTTCGGTGAAATACAGCGAGTAGGTGAACGCATTCCCGCTGTGGCTCCGTTTGTTAACTTCAGTGGGCAGCGTACTACACAGCGTGCGGGGGAAAGTCTTGTTGAGGCGGCGCTCGGGCCGAGCTATGATTTGGCGACAACCGCCTCGAATGTGTTGCTTGGGCTGGACTCACCCACGCGATCGACCCTGCATCAATTGAGGCTTCTTACGCCGTTGCAGAACATCTTCTACCTTCGCCGTATTTTCGATTTGGTCGAGGGCGCAATTGCTGAACATCTTCCTGAAAAGAGGACGAACCAATGACCACTTCCCTTAATGATCGGCTGTCGACGGCGGTTGGTGATGGCACTACTGTAGCCTTTGACTTCGACTTTGATTTGTCTGATGAAACCTTTATACTCGTCCTCGTCGACGGGATCGAGATTGATCAGGCCGATTACACAGTTGACATTGACTTACAGACGGTAACGTTTAATACCGCTCCAGCGAGTTCCGCCTCCATTGTTATGCTTGGGGCAGGTGAAACAACGCAGACGGTGGATTATAGTCGAGCGAACAACTCAATCAACCTTGAGGCGTTGGTCAATCAGCTTGACTTGCTTGCCCGCACGGTGCAGGAACTTCAAACGAGAATGGCTTACTCAATTCAGGGGGACTATGTTAATGCCACTCCGAAGCTGATTGGCGGTGTTGCTGAGGGTAAAACGATTATAGTTGATGCTGACGGCAACTTTGTCGAGGGCTTTGATGGAGATGATATTGGCTCGGCGCAAGCGGCTGGAACGGCAGCGGCGGCTAGTGCGGCGGCAGCGGCAGCAAGTGAAACGGCCGCACAGGGGTACGCGGCTAATGCCGGTAACGCACAAGCAAGCAACGCCGGGCTGTCATTTACATACGATAGTACCACGACAGATGCAGACCCTGGCGCGGGTAAGGTGCGGTTTAATAACGCGAGCCTCGCCTCCGCCACACTCGCTTACATTGATAATAGTGATAATGAAGGGTTGGATGTCTCGGCTTACCTTGATACCTGGGATGACGCGAGCGCGACAGACAAAGGACAGTTAATTGTCCGTGATGTAGCAGACCCGACTATTCATTATATCTTTGCAATAACCGGGACTGTGGTGGATGGAACAGGCTATCGTAAGGTGACGATAAACTATGTTTCCGGCTCTGGTGCGCTTACCGACGCGGATGACGTTGTGCTTATCTTCCTACGAGCAGGTGATACCGGAGCAGCCGGTGCCGGTAGTGGTGATATGCTTGAGGCCACTTATGATCCAGCGAGTGTGGCAGAACAGTTGGTTGGTCTTACCGCGGCGCAGACGCTTACAAATAAAACGTTGGATGGCTTCAACGTAAGCAACGCTGATACAGCGATTGCCCGAAGTGGCGCCGGCGCTATCACAGTTGACGGTGTTGCGGTGATCCTCGCGGATGACATCGGAGTGAGTGTACAAGCATATGACGCCACACTAGCGGCGCTCGCCGGCACCGGGTCGGCAGCAAATAAAATTCCATATTACACCGCGGCGGATACAGCGGCGGAACTTACCTTCAAACCAAGTGCGGCGTTGAGTACGGGTACAACTACAGTCCCATCAGAATACGTTGTAAAGAGTTATGTTGACGCAAATTTATTGTCGCCGCCTACTAGTAGTACATTCCCTGTTAATTTTTGGGGTTGGATGTACTATATAAGTGCCACGGCAGTTGGGAATGGTGGCACTGTAGCTGGTTCGTCAGTTCTTTCGGGTGTAGGTTTTGCCCTTGATAGTGGTAGTCCAATTGGCGGTGGCGGTCAACAAGCAGGCACTTGGAGGAATGTAAGTGGGATCACATTAAGAGCGTATCCCGGCTCAACAACACACGGATATATGGTGAGGATAGCATAATGCCAAACCCAATCAACGGACAGAATATACAATTTCGCAGGCCCAAATATAATAGTTCTGGTGGAATTGACTGTGAAATACTCCACCCTGATCATGGCTGGATACCATTCACAGCTGATGAAAATGACACAGTGGAGCACGGCCGTCAAATCCACGCGAGGCTGAAGGCTCTTCCACCGCAGGCCATTAAAGCGTTTGATGGAGATAATGGACCAGCCAATGCATAGTAACTTTGAACAATCACTGGCGCACTTACTTGGGTCTGAGGGTGGCTGGTCCGACCGACCTATTAAGGATGACCCAGGTGGTGCCACGATGCAGGGCATCACGCTATCGACCTTCCGGCGCTATATTAAGCCGGGAGCAACCAAAGCCGACCTCAAGGCAATCACCCGCTCGCAGGTGCGAACGATTTACAAGCGCCATTATTGGGATGAGGTGATGGGGGATGATCTTCCCGCTGGAATTGATTATGCGGTGTTCGACTTCGCGGTTAACTCTGGGCCAGGGCGAGCGGCCAAAAAGTTGCAGAAGGTACTCAACGTTCCACAGGACGGGAAGATTGGTCCGAAGACTCTGGCCGCAGCACGGAATGTAATTGAGCCCAAGGCGTTGCTTATTTCTTATATGCTGGAGCGCCTTGATTACCTCAAGCACTTACGCAATTGGGAGGCGAATAAGAACGGATGGAAAAACCGTCTTACCGCTGTAACCCATGATGCGACTGCAATGCTAATAGCAGCTTCGGAGGCGCCGGCGCCCGCCTCCAGATGGAGTTTCTTCAAGGCGCTGGTAAAGGGAAAATTCTGATGAAGATGAACAAGGAACAGGTACTTGGCATCATACGACATATACTGACCTTCGCCGGTGGGTATATCATTGCTTGGAGTTCGGCGCACGGTAGCCCGCTCACTGAGCTTGACTGGACCAATGCAACAGCGGCGATCGTTACACTTGTCGGCCTGGTGTGGAGCTTTGTTGCTCCGGAAAAGAAGGCACCAAGTGGTTGATGCTTTTGTAGTCAAGGTTATATTGATTATCGCCAGCTTGGGGGGTGTTACCCTCCTGGCTGGTTTCATACTCCGTGCAACTTATAAGGCCGGGAAGTTGTCGGGGAAACAGGAGATAGAAGCAAAGGAGGCTGCGGCCAATGAAACGATTAACAAGCGTGCTCTGGATGCCCTTTCTCGCGGCGCTCACGCTCGGCGTGTCGGGGTGCGGCTTGATGACCCGAACAATAGAACCAAGCGGACTGGTGGTACTGAGTAAAGCGTGTAAGGTGTTCAAGGCGAAGAGCTACGCGGCACGGCCTGAGGGGGAGAAAGAAACGGAGGAGAACAAATTTGACACAGATGAGACAGTGAAAGATACATTGGAATACAACGCTACCAGAGACACATTCTGTGAAGGAGTCTAATATGCGAGGGATTAACTGGGTAGCGATAGCGGCGGGAATACTGGTTTTCATTTTAGTAAAGGCCTGCTCCCAAGCACACGCCCACGATGCGCCGAGTGGATGGAAGTATCCGTTTGCTTGTTGCTCGGGGGTAGACTGCCGGCCGGTAGATAAGACTTGGATTAATATGCAACCGGACGGATACCACCTGCCCACAGGGGAAGTAGTGCCTTTTTCGAGCTCCAAACTACGGTCATCACCTGATGGGCTTTATCACTGGTGTACAAAGTATGGCAAGGATGACACGGATACGAATTGTCTGTTCGTCCCGCCAAGGAGCTTCTAATGGTTAGAGACAACATTAATGCTATCACCGAGAATGTGTATGTGAAACTGCTGGCCCGTCTTATGATGGTGCTGACAGTTCCATTATTCACAATCGTTGCGAACAACCTGTATAAGGGGTATGTGGAGTTGCAGAATACGCAACGGACTATGCAGGTGGCGCAAGAGACTCTGAACAATTCGATAGCACTGACAAATGAAACGATAAACAGCCGGAGGCGTTTTGTTGACTTCCGGCTGGATAAAGTAGAAGAGTCTATTAAAGACTTCAAGGCGATTGAAGATCGAGCCCACAATCGTTAGCGTATCCGAGGCTCGCCGTTGGCGCGGAAGGATTGAAGTCCGATGGGGCCTTCCGCGATCAACAACTTAGCGTTTTTCATTATCTCAATTATATTCTTCGCCTTGTCTGCTGGAACGCGATTGGACATAAACTCCCACAGTTCATCCTCATTAGCGTTGCGGCCCTCGCGGGCGTTGACCTCATAAACAAAGTGCCAGGCTTCTTGTATCACTTTACTATCTCCTCCTGTGCTCATAGCTTTAAAGATTTCGGGCATTGTATCCTCCGCTTCAACAAGCCAATCAAAGGCGGTTTGAAAATCCTCAACGTCGATAACCATATCATCGTGTCGCATGGCGCTCGACACCATCATCAGTTTGAGTAGGTGGGCAGGCCGCCGCGTGTTGTAGTGTTGCATCTTGGGGTGACGAAGCTCGGTTGTCTTGAATGCCTCCATATGGAAGTTGTCAATGAGTTTGGCTGCTTCGGGAGTGAACCGGAACTCACCCTTCATCCTGCCGATGGCGCGGAGGTCTGTTACGAGTTTGTGCCACAAGCCTGTGTCGAGTTTTTGAAAGTCCCACAGTGACTTGCGTTTGAGTTGACCGGAATAGATTAGTATAGTGCGAGAGAAGAACCCCTGCTCCCACGCAACTTCAGGGATCATCGCACCGAAATACCCTGGTGTCACCGCCCCAAAGATATTGACAACAGGGCGTTCGATGGCGACGTTGTGCTCCTTCTTTCTTCGCCGCTCTGAATACCTTCCGCAGTCATAGATGTCGGTGAGTTTATTAAGTAACTCCATATCATACGCTGGCAGAAGGACGCCAAGCTCATGTGAAACAATATATAGTGCATTATATTGGAGGGCAACACCCTCGTATTGAAAGAAGCGCTCGGCCTCATTGAGTTCCTCCACAACGGTTGCGCGGGTTATACTTGACGAGGCAAGTTTGTGCTCCTTAAGTTGCCTCATTGTTTCCCCGATCACTGTTGCCATGATACCCTTGCCGACACCGGGAGGGCCAACGAAGATAACATAGAGGTTTGGATATAGGACCTTGACTGAAGTCGTGATCCATACCCGCCGTTCTAGAGCAGCCGCCACCATCGTTATCCCACCCCACTTACGAAATATATCAGGGGTGGATAGAACGTCGGTGTACTCCTCAAACGCGTCAAGCCACAATCGGCCTTCTATCTCTCTTGCCATAGTATATCCTGAATAGAAAGTAGTTTTCTTGGTGCATCAGGTTTACGTGTGTCTGGCTTGCTGGCCTTCCACTTGATTAATCCTAGTGGGTTATTATCCTTGTCCTCGTCGCCCCAATTAAATCCAATCTTTGCCTCGTTGGGGACTACGAAATCACGGTCCCCTTTAAGGCGAAGGGGAGCCTTGCCAAGCTCAAGCAGCTCTTCCATCACATCATCAACCAACTCAGTCGGCGCTTGCATCAGTAGACTGTCGTGGACTTGGCAAAGGATTTGAACGCGGTTGGCACCACGGTGGATATGCGCCCGCCATATGGCTATCATGGCCTTATTAACGGCATCGGCGGTCATTGATTGTGGGCAGTACGCAACCGCTTCCCTAAGCGTTGTGGCATCGTTTGCGCGACCAAAGAAGAACCGGCGGCGACCGTGTAACGTGATAAGGTTTGAAGTCTCCGCCAGTTGTTCCGCCACCCAATCGTGATAGGCTGGGATGCAAGGGAAGGCTCGGAAGTAACGGGCCTGGAAGTTGGCGATGATAGGCTCGGGTGTTTTAGTGTGCATCGCCATTGTTCGGGGCTGTCCTACGAAGTTAGTGCCGTGGCCAAGTTTCTTAGCCATCTGACGATAGGAGTCTTGCCGATAGAATATTTGATCTGCAACTTTGCGGAAGGCCTCGGGTGGTGAACCCGGCTCCGGCCAACCCAAATCATCCCATGTCATTTGCGCCACGGACGTGTGGAGATCACCAGACTCACATGCATCGAGATAGGCTCCTGCCCATCGTTCGCCTTCACGGTTGTAGAATACCTCATAACACATTGCCCCGAGGTTTCGCGAATCTCCTTGTTCGAGGTCGATGTTAATAAATTTATAGCCAGGGTCTGGTATGAATATAGACCTAAGGCTTCGGTCAATATTTTGTTGATTAGTCCCTGTACCAAACTCGGACTCGCTTGACGACAGACGCCCTGTATTCGTTCCAGCAATGTTAAAGGTCGCTCGCATTCGTCCATCTGGATCAATCCCTGTGTTAAGGAAGTCAATCTTCTTCTGTATGTCGCGGAGAAAAAGGATATGACTTATCAGCGGTTGGGCAAGGAAGTGAACCTGGAGACGTTCGAGTGCGTCTCGGTTAACGGTGGGAACGAACTGCCCTTTATCGTTCCGCTTCTTAATTGGTTTGATGCCAAGGACTCCATAAAAGAGCCGTTTGACTTGGTGATCGGAGCGCCAGTTAATAATCGTTCCGATACCTTCTTCGCAAAGGCGTTCGAATCGCTCCTTCACTCTATCCCGGTGCTCGATGAATTCATGCTTGACTTTATTCCGTCGGTGCTCGTCTACCTTAATGCCGTGCATTGACATTTCGAGGATCGGGGCACGCATGTCCATCGACTGATTATAAATTGGAGTAGTAACGTTATCGAGTTGCTTCTCCAACTCATAAAGTATTTCCAGTGTGACGCAGCAATCGAGGCCATTGTACATGTACTCCCTCTCGTTGTGTGAGAGGGAGTTCAAGTCTTTCTCGGTAATGTAATCGCCCGAGTTTATTATTTTCATGGGGCAAACAACTCGATGTTTTCTGTTTTCCAGTCGATGCGGATTACCCACGCAGGTATTTGCATTATGTCTGCGAAGGCTCGTTCCATTCCCACCCCACTTGAAAGCCGCCAGCGTTCATCGTCGTCATCAATGATCCACAAAGCGTGGGCGAGTTTAAGCATGGCGAAGTTGTATTTACTCCAAAAGGCTGCATCTTTCGGAAGGTCATATGTCTTTGCCAACTCATGACAATGGACAACAGGGGAATATATAATGTGCCCCTGCTTAAGTAGAAGAGCAGTGTATTTAAGTGCGTGCTCATACCTGACATCCATTATGTGAGCACTCGCGTCGGTGTAGGCGCAAGCGAGATAAATCATTCCTTCTTCGGGTACGGGACTCATAACTCTTTAAACCTCCCGGGCAGTTCGGCGTAGCCAGATATATCAATCCAGTGATCGGCGAAGTCTGGATCACCTGCAAGTATGCGGCCGATCTTATGGGCAATCATTTCCAGCGCCTCGATGTGCATGTCGGTAAGTTTGTCTTGACCCCGTTGGTTTCTCCTTCGAAGCTCATCCCGGATGACGAGCTTAATTCGTTGCGTCGCCCGAGCGTGGTCAATAAACCTGCCATGTGTGGAACCTCGTTCGGTAAGAAGCGCAGCCATGTCATTGCCGGCCTCATTAATTCGATCGTCATCCTCGACTGCCTTAAGGAATTCAGTGTCAAGTTCTTTCGCCAGTTCTTCTTCCGTCATTTCAATCTTCCTTTTTCACTGTGTGTTTCGGCCTCATGAATTTCCACGCGAGCTCGTTAGTGTATATGCTGCCCATGAAGCCAAGGGATTTCTCCATCTCTGGTTGGAGCGCGTGGTGCATCAGCATAATATCGAAGTTGGCCTCCGGCACGATGATGCCGTAAGACATGAGAAGGAACTTCATATCGTAGTTGAAGTTCTGCCCGCCAACTTTAGCTTTCTTCATCATACAAATTCGCTGGACCCACCGCCAGACTTTACACTCGATTTCAAGTGTGGGCCAGTAACAGTGGTCGGGCTTAGTGTTATCATAGAATGGGACAACAAGTGCGCGATCGACTGTCGGCGCGAAACCAATGCAAGTAATTTGATTCCCTGCAGTTTCAATGTCAATTGATAGCGCGGTGGCAGGGTCGATGAACTCTCGCTCGAAATCCAGCAAGTCTTGATACGTGGGCTCGATGTGAATGAAGCGGTCTGGTCGCCGGACCTCAGGGAATTGGGCTTCGCGTACTGCCTTTTCAAGGTCCGCCATGAATACGGGATAAAGGGAGTACTGTCGTAGGATCGCAGTCGGGTGGTAAGTTGGAAGAACTTTGTATCCATTATACCCAACTGCAGTGGCGCCTCTAACTTTTCGTATTCCACCCTTTCCAAGTATTGCCCAAGCAGCAGTGGCTCCAAAGGCAAGAATAAGATTTGGCTTGTATGTGTCAAGCTCTCGATAGAGTCGATCGAGCTCAGGTTTATACTTTGCGAGGACATATTTACCTCTTGCGAGTTCCGGCTTGCCGGGGATACCCTGGAGTTTATTACCGCAGAGATTTTCCACTGCGTTCGTTGGCTTTGGCCGGAGGTTGAACACGTTCGTTACGAGACAATCATCCCGTTTAATGCCACTGACGCGAAGGCAGTAATTCAAGAAGCGGCCGGTTGGTCCGACGAATGGACGACCCTCAATTTCTTCTTGCTCTCCCCACGCTTCGCCAACTATTGCGATGTGGTTAGGTCGCATTCCATGCCTCTACTGCATTGTGGAAGAAGTCCGGGTCACGTTCGATACCGAGGACATGCTTTGCGCCGGCGAGTTGCGCCGCCTTAACTGCCATACCACTGCCGCAAGTCGGGTCGAGCATACGCGTTGACTCGTCCACAAACATACGAAAGAAGTGTTGCAGCATTGGCAGCGACTTCTGACTCATGTGGACATCTTTAACAACAGGCGCTGGATATATGTTACCAACTGGTTGGACAATCTTTCGATCACCTCTTGATCCCATAAGTGCGGTCTCATAAATCCTTCGAGGCCCTCGGTTTGGATCGGGAAGAATACCTGTGTTGTCACTTTTGTACCAGATGAGTGGGAATGGATTAACTTTCCATCCCATTTGTTCGAGTGCAAGTTTAGTCTCAGTGTAATAGTCCATTGAGAACCAAAATACAAGGTGACAACTCTCGGCAACAAGGCGATCAATGTTATCCCCGAGGGCAGCGATGAGCGTCCAATATACATCTGGGCTATCAGCGTATCCCCTGAAATACTTAGCCGCTCCTTGATGATGCTTATCCGCATTGATCCCATATGGAAAGTCGCAGTGGAGAAAGTTGTATCTGGGTCCGTCATAGCTCCGTATCCACTCGTTGAAATCCGCATTAAGCAAAGGCACGTCAGGTTTATCCGGCGCAATAGCTGTGAATTCTTCATTGGCTCGGGTTAGTGGATCAGACCCTATATCGATATCAGGGAAGATAACAGCAGTGATCTCCTCCTGATCCATCGCAGCCTTACGTTCGCGAGCACGGACAGTTATATTCTTGGCCACGCTGTACTTGTCGGCATTAATGACTAGTTCATTGCCCGCTAAGATTTCTTCTTGAACAGCCATACGCGCACCCATTCCAGACGCTGATAGCGAGAGTTCATAAGCTGAGTCAGCAAGTGTATGCTCCGGATTTTGTGATAGTCGTAGGTGGTGGTATTTATAAACTGCGAGACATTCATCCTTCCACGAAAGGTCGTGGCGCTTAACGTTTTCTTCAAGCTCAATTGCTTGGGCGGTAGCCTCATCTAAATCATCCAGGGTTTGGGTGGAGATACTATCCCAACCAAGGCTGCGTACTGCTTCGAGCCGCCGCTCACCGGCAATAAGATAGCCCTCGGAGTCGATGACGATAGCATTGATAAGGCCCACGCGAGCTATGGATGCGGCAAGGGACTCGATGTCAACGAGCGTCCGACGTTGGCGATCATCTCGCCGTACTTTGATTGAGGAAATGGGTAATGTTCTGTGCACTGGTCTGGCCTCCTGAGACGGAAAAAGGGTGGCAACAGAAGCTGCCACCCAAGTTTACAGCAGCCGAGGCGTCACTCAATAGCTGCCGCAGATTTGATCTCCGCATAGATCGTGTCAGGTTTGTTGGGGTCAGGCCGGTGGCCAATGGTTGCCCGGAACTGATGCCCTTTTGCCTCACTAAGAAGTTGTGCGAGGGTTTTCTTTTCGCCGCCTTCGATCTGAAGAATCTCGACGAGGAAGTTCTTAAGCTGGTACTCAGTTTGTTTGAATGCCGCTTCCTCCTCAGGGTCTTTGTTAAACATGAAGGAGTGGCGGACGCGAAGGCCCTTGGCCCCACCGAAATCCTCCAAGTCTTTGACATCTACAGTCTCGAGTGCGGATACACCCTGGCACGGAATGTTGACTGCATCCCATTTACCTTTGGGAGACTCGATCGTGTTGAAGGTGGCGTCGCCGGTCACCTGCATGATGTAGTCACCCACCGGGGCAAGCGGAGGTTTTTCAACTTCATTGGCCTTTTTGTTTGCAATATCTGCGAATGATGGCATGTTCATTTACCTTTCAATTGTTCGAACAACGTAGCCAAACCGCTGGAAAGCGGCAGTTCTTGCTCAATCGTGAACGGCTTTTCGTTCTTAAGATCGAGCACTCCGTTAGTGACCGTACGGATCACTCGCGAAGCTGTTTTACCCTGACCTTTAACTTCTGCGCAGACGTAGTTGTTAAACATCGAGGGAATTTCGGGGCCGATAGCTGACCCAATTGAGGTTGGGAAACCCTTTGTCTCAGCTTCGTTATATCGGACGTGGGTGATAACGATGACGTGAGTGTGGAAGGCTTCACCTGTGAGGTTTTTAAGGAACGCTTTAATCGCATCCTGTGCGAGGCGGAAGATTTGCCGGCGATCTTTGAGTGAAGGATTAAGACGCTCTTGCCAATCAAACGATGCCTGACCAAGTGCGGTAAGGGAGTCAAGAACCAATATGCAATCTGGCCCCCACTCGGCAGGGTCGCTGTCATCATCCGGCCATTTGTCGAGAGCCTCCATGACTCTAATGTAGGTCTTTGGCATTCCGACAACCTGTACTCCACCCGGACTGGCCTTGTATTTGTCGCGATAAGATATGACGCTGACATTATCAATTAACTCCGGACATTCGTGCAGCACGTATTGTTGAAGGATGCCGAACCCACTATCGAGGTCGATAAGGCGAAGTTTATATCCTGCCTTCACGAGGGATACGAGGGAGCCAGTCTTGCCCGCGCCTGAATTCCCAAGATAAAGGACTCGGAAGTAAGTTTTATCGAGGGGGAATTCACTTAGGCTGGGCATTCACGGCCTCCACTTCTGGTCTGGATGAGTGCTGTCCGCAATGCTCACTGCCGGCGACAAAGGGACGAACCATTTGAAACATAGCTCCTTGTGGTCCCTTCACTACAATCGGGATAGGGGGATTGAGGTAACAAGACCCCTGATCCTTCCCCACATCTTTGATGTTACGTACATAATGTTTACAACTGTTGCAATACATTCTATCTCTCCACCAGTGGGTTCCACGGCTCGCGCCGGGAGAAGTTGGATTTAAGTTGGGACTCACGAAACTGCGGGGCCTGCTTGCAGACCTTGCGGAACTCACACCCGCCGTAGTTGGTACACGAAGTCAGGTTTCGAGGGAACTTTTGGTAGTCCCCGGTATCAAGGTACTCTCGAGTGTATGAGTGGATTTCATCAATCTTGGCAAGCGTCTCGTCGTACCACTCATTGAGTTCATCCTCGCTGCGATAGGTGAAGCCGCGCATGAAGCGCGTGAAACCCACTGCAATTTGGGCGGCGTCTATCATCACTCCCTTAACAGGGATATTGTAAATAGCTTTCCCCGCGAAAGTGTACATTGACATCTGAATATCGAGATCATAATTCTCGAAGTAGTACGGGGCGACAGTCGTGCCGGTAGTCTTTTGATCCTGCACAAAGATGTCCCTGCCGTGGGCTAAGAGTCGATCGACGTGGCCGCACAGTACAATGTTGGCGTCCACCTCCAACTTGAAGGAGAACTCAACCGCCGGAGTTCCATCCGCTTTAATATAGGTTTCGAAGTCGCTCTCTTTAAACTCTTCGAGATACCAAATGATAGTGCGGATTAGATTTTCACGAGTCTTGGCAGTATGAAGAAACTCCTGCGGGTGGCCAGTGCCAGGGATACGCTCAAGAGTATCCTTAGTAAGATTGTGTATCCAACTCTCAATAAGCGTTTGCCGCACAACGGCAAGGGTTGCCTCGTCGTGAGTGAGTCCATCTTTGGTGACGAGCTTGTGATAGGTTTCAAGGGCTCGGGCGTAATGGCCGCCGAAGATAAGATGGACGGACTTGAGGGAATCCTCCCAATCCTGGATCATCTTGTAATAGTATTTGCGCGGGCATTCGTAGGCAAGTTTAAGACTTGTCGAGTCCCACGCCATTTGCAACCCACTCTTATTGAAGTGGGTCTTAACCTCTTGTTTGTGGATCATAAGCCTAGGTCCAATTTGTCTGTATCGAACCCGAGTTCCTTCGCTTTTTCTGCTCCAACCGCCGCCTTCTTCGCTTGCGTACCTGTGACGCCAGCCTTGGCAGCGGTGTTGAAATTTATGCGTTGGCCTCGATAGTATTCGATGATGATCTCAAATTTCCGGTCGGTGAGTTCGAGCGGATCGGTAAGGAAAAGTTCTGCGATGGTAGGTTCGCTCATAGCTCTACGTCAACCTCCTCGAAATTGATCTCAGCCTTTGGTTCCATCGACCGCCTCTTGGCAATGTATGCGTCAAGCAAGCGGCGGATGGCCACCGATACTGGAATGTTTGGATGAAGGGTAGCCATCGCTTCGACCTGTCCGGCGAACAGTTTGAAGGTATGCTTAGTCAGTTGTCTCTTGTTTGTCATCTTTCTTCACTATCCATAAGACGGACTCAGCGTCGATTGGAGATGGCGTGAGGGAGAGTACACTGAACCTTTCGCTCTCCCTCCGCACGGCGTAGAGTTTTTGTCGTAACAACTGGACGTTGTTCGTGCGAACAGCTACGCCATGATCGGCGACTAGCGCCGAGTCAAGAAGCTCAAGCAGCTTGGGGCGGTGATCCGTCATCGCTGTCGAAGTCCATGATTACTGCAATGCCCGGTGCCTGACCATTGACGGCGGAGACTTCCACACGAAGGGAAGTACCAGGCTCGTTGTTGATCGCCTCTATGAAGGAGAGGACATCCTCACAATCTTCACGAGCGATGTAGCCAACGAAGTCGGACTCCTCATTAACTTCTTCGCCCTCCTTGGGAGGGATATAAACTTTGATTGCGTTTGGATCAAAACGATTGTCGGGCTCGGGGACCAAGTTGAGGGGGTCCCCCTTCTCAACAGTGAGAAGTTTGATTTGGGCTGCCTGAGGGCGAAACTTTGCACCCCGAAGGACTGTTGTTATTCCATTACCTAACATGATTGGCCTCATGAGTTAGGGGTTGAAAGGGTGCCCCTGCAGGAATAGACGGGAACCTGCAGGGGCGACTGATTAGGCTCAGGGGGTGGGACCTAATCAGACTTCGATTGCGTCTGCCAACTTTGCGCGGGACTTGACAATCTTGACAGCCTCGGCCTGAACACTTTCGTGCTCCATCGCCTGACCAATGAGGGCGTCGTACTTGTCCTTGCCCTTCGCGTCGATGTAGGCTTTGACACTCGTTCCAGTTGCTGCGATCTTGCCGTCCACGATCTCCTTGGCGATGCGCTTGGCCTCGCGTGAAACCGGATCGACTGCCCGGCCGCCACCGACTGAGAACTCATAGCCCTTGGCGTAGTCATCGAGCTCCTTCTGAAGCTCTTTCACCTGTGCATCGGACAGAGGACCGTCATTCGCATCCTGCACTTTCTTCACATTCGAGGCGAAGTTGTTACGAATGTTCTCGGCGCGGGTCTGGTTGAGGGCTTTCGCTTCCATAGCGGAGCAAACGTGCCCCTCACTATACGGATCAGAAAGGTCAAAGATTACCTGCTGGATTGTTACTTTACGTGTATTGTCAGCCATTTGAAACTCCTGTTTATTTGGCAAAACATATTTACGGTTGACACGATAACCGTTACTGTGGATCGTGTCAACCACTTTTTTCAGAAAGATATGGTTCCTGCAAATTGTGCAGAAGCCATATCCTTACTGATTACTTGGGGCCTCCTGGGTTGTTGAACCCTCCAGGGTTTCCATGCCCACCGGGGTTAGTCCCGTCACCGCCACCTGAGTGATTACCGTGAGGGCCGTGCCCATGATGGCCATTACCGCCAGGATTTGAGCCGCCATCAGGATTATCTCCGTCACCAGGCTCGTCGGGGGGTGTTCCCGGCGGATTAGATGAGCCACCACTACCACCATCACCAGCGATACTATCGCTAGTAGTAGCATCAGTAGTACCTGTGGCCCCGCCATATCCGGCTCCATCATTTTCGTGACAATAACTCATTGTGAAGTTGTCTACTTCGAAGCAGCCCTGCTGAGCAGGGGGAGACTGGAAGAACAACAACAGTGTTGCGAGTAGGCTTTTCATTTCCTCTTTCCTTTCAAATGAGGCTACCTTCCACCGCCGTGATGTCCTCAGCCACATAGTCACGACTGTCAACATACGTCAGTGTTTCCATTGCGCGGGTTTGCATGACGTAAAGGAGGTTAGCTTCTTGGTTTTCCTTCTCCGCGCGTATTAAGCCTCGGTCCATTATGAAAACATTCGTGAACTCGAGGCCCTTGGACTTGTGGCCAGTCATCAGTTTGATTGGGCCGGATTTGGAAAATACCTCCTCAATCTTCTTAATGCACTGCCCGAGATTTGCCGAGTCCTCAACGAAGATACGAAGACAGGCGGCAAAGTCGTAGAGTTTCTCGTGGTCCTTACGCTTCTCCTTCTCGCGTTCGAGCCACAACTCAATAGAGGTTTCAACGTTTTCAGCTGGCATGTCCATCCCGCCGAAAGACTTAAAGACTTTTATCATTCGTTTGGAAAGCTGATCGCCCTGAATTTCAGGGTATCTCCCGTCGCGAAGGAGTCGCATAGCAAGGCCGAAGAGCGGCGCATTGTTACGGCAAATGACCGCTGCTTGCTCGGGGATATCCTCCGCTCCCCACTTGCGAAGGTCGGAGACCTTTCCGTCGATCGCCCACTCCGGCCACTTCATATTAGGAGCGCGCCACCGAGCCTCTCGGACTACTGCCTTGGGGCAGCGGAAGGAGATGGATAGAGTGAATTCCTCCATGTCGAACTGCTCTTTAAGGAGTGACATAGAGTTTTCATGGGCTCCCCGAAAGCCGTAAATAGCCTGGCACGGATCGCCAACCGCAATGATACGGGAGGTTCCGCCGGACATTTTGTAGAGCATTTGATGGTTGAGGGCGGATAGGTCTTGCGCCTCGTCAATCATAATGACCGGCCAGCGTTGGAAGGAGACTGACTTACAAAGGGTGGAGAGGTAGATCATATCGTCGTAGTCAATCCGCCCGGTGAGCCCCTGCTCAATGTTGCGAGTGAGCACAGTTACGGTGAGGTCCCAAAGCTCGTCGGTCATCTCAATGTCGCACCAATCGAGGAATTCGGCATCGTCCATGAGCGGCGTGAACTTGACGCCGAGACCTGCAACGGTGGAGTCGGGTATGAAGCCTGCAGTCTTTGCACCGGAAATTATCGTTGAGATGTCGTCGTACTGATCCCACAAGTCCTGCTTGAGTTCGTCCTCCTCGAGGCCGTCGATGTAGTCTTTGACAAGGAAATAGTTCTTCCTCGCGTTGACTTCCATCCGGCGGCGGAGGAATGAGGACCAAGCACGATAGCCGTAAGAGTTGAGCGTCATCGCTGTACAATTGTGGGGGAGGCGCTCTTGCATTTCAACCTGTATTTTCTTGTTGAAGGCAAGGCAAAGGATGGAGGAGGACTTGAGTGCCTCTGCCATTAGCACTAGCGTGCTGGTTTTCGCAGCCCCAGCCAAAGCGTTGACCAACAGATTGTTGTCTGTGTCAGTCGCGGCTTTAACGATGGCCTGCTGTTCTTCGGTTGGGGTGAAACTCATTTTTCAAATCCTTTACTTTGTGCGAACTTACGAAGGGAGACGTAGACCGGGAGTTCGAGGGCGATCGAGTGCCATCCATTCTCCCGCTCTGTGTAAAGCCAAATATGAAAGCCGTCGAAAGCAACATACACTCCGTCGCCGATGTATTCAGCCTCTTGTTTTGGATCAAGCATCAGAGGTTCCTTATTGCGCCTCGATAAGTTTGTTTGGATCATACTCAGGCACGGCGCGGGTGAGCCGAACATACTCGGAGTGAGTTAATTCGATTGCTTTTGCCATGTCCTCGTCAGTATTGCGAAGTTTGATTTCGCTCCCGTTGATTTCAAACTCTATAACGCAAGACCAGGTGGCATCCCAGCGGGAATGATTAAGGCTAACCCAAGCTGCTTTATGGCGGGAAAGGTAGGCGAGTTGATCAAGTGGGGTTGTCATTGAAATGTTTCCTTATTCTAGGGGTGGAAGTGGGCGGAAGTTCAGGTTGGTTGGATCGAGGCGCTGCCCATACTCCTCGAAGTCGTGGACCTTACGCAGCCAGCGGGAATAGATGTCCTTGTCTTTCTGCGTAAGATCGAAAATGATACTGGTTGCCCACATGAGGGCGATAAGACGTTCGAGCTCCTCGCGGGCGTCCGTAAGCAGACACTCGGTTACGGCAATCTCGATTTCTTCCGGTGAGGGTTGTGTCGTCATTCGAGGCTCCTTTACAAATGGGAATGCCAATTGAAGAATTATATCAAAGGCTGGGGAATTAATCAAGCGACCTTGTGTTTATATACAATGGCTCGTGGTTCCAATCCATCGAGGTGGCAATCTTCGATAAGGTAGCGATTGACATCAGCAGCCTCGGCGCGTGTGGAACGGGCAGTAAGTTCGAACACACCGTCTGATCCTTCCTTACGGGTTTCAACTAAGGCAAGCCAAGTATTGGTTGGTATTTTCATAGTCCTTCTCCTTTCAAAAGAGATCATCGAGGGTTAAGTCTGGTATGTTCTTCATCGCCTCCTGCCGTTCGGCTTCAGCTTGCCGGCGTTCCTTGCGAATTCTCATTCGGCGGGCGATCTCCTCGTCTTTTGCAGCCTCGCAAGATGCAACGGCGTCGGCAATTGCATCGGTAAGAGTGTCGGCATGTCCGTGGCCTCCAGTGGATTGCCCGAGGGTGATGCCGTCGGGGTCACGCTCTTCGTGAGTGCAGGAGATGCCGACCATCCACGCGCCGCTGTGAAGGTGGCGAATGTAGGAAAGGCTCCTGCGAGGGGGAAGGCAAAGGAGGGAAAGAAGGGAGTGAAGGGCTGGATCATTCATAGTTTTGGCTCCTTCTCTGGGATGACTGACATTGCTCGATGGTTAATGACATGATGTATCCACGACAGACGTTTGATTGCCTCGCGGTTTTGATACTTCCACCACCACTTCGGCCTGACGTGCGTCGGAGATATTTCCTCGACGTATAGCTTTCCTTTGTAACGATAAAGCATTTACATTGCCCTTGTTATTTTCTTAAGCAGTTCATCGGCGTTCATGACTTCGGCTCCTCTGCCTTTGGTGCCAGTGCGCGGATGAGAATGGTGGCACTACGCAATGCAGACGCGATCCCAGAATTTTCGGGAGCGCCTATTTCTTTAAGCGTAAACTCGTTCATTTCTGCACACGCTTCTACTACTGTTGCGATGGCTGCGCGGGCATCATCACCCCAAACCTGTTTTGCGTAGTCGCATTTCGGGCTGCTGGAAAAGGAGCTTAAACATATAGGTGCGCACTGTCTCGTGTTCCTACGCTTGCACTTGGCAATGCATACTTTCTCTAGCAGTTCATCGGCATTCATGGCGTTGCTCCGATTAACATTTGCTCCAGAAGGGCGTTGAACTCAGAAATTGCATCGTCCCAAACAACTGCCATAGCAGCGCTCCTAGCAGCGGCCCAAGCGGCTGCCCTAGCATCTTCCCTAGCATCGTTCCTAGAAGTTGCCCAAACAACTGCCATAGCAGCGTTCCTGGCAGCTGCCCAATCAGCGTCCCTAGCAGCGGCCCTAGCAGCGTTCCTTAATTTTTCGTCGCCGGTTTCCAGATATTTTCTGACAACATCCGGCGCATCCCATAAATCGATTACGGACAGCGCGACCTTGCGGGCAAACTCTCTAAGAATGTCATCAGCATTTTCAATGCGCCAATCTATGCGCCGCTCCCAACAAACCAGCTTGTCATTCTTTTCCTCCTCAACAATCCGATTGCAGGAAACGCTGCACACCGTCGAACCAGGGGCGTATTGAATTGCGTCAATAATTCTTCTGGACGCATGAAGCCCTGTTTGGCACATGACAACTTCCGGTCCTTCATAAACCAGCCATTCACCGTCTGGCGGTATTGGCCGACCATCGCGCAATTTGTCTGCGCAGAAATGCCATGCTTTTACGTAGGTCATCTGTCGTTCTCCTGTGTTGCGGCATTCATGGCTGTGTGTACTCTATCTTTGGTACCAGTGCGCGGATGCGGTCGGCTAATTCACTCGCCGCCACCGATTTTACTGCCGCGTTTCTTGCATGGTCGGCCATATCTTTCGTCGTATATGTGTCAAATTCTTCTGTCTTTTGGTCGCTGTAGTCGTCCAAGATCACCGCACATTCTTCCACTACTGTTGCGATGGTGATAGTAATAACGTCAGAGAAATCATCATATCTTTCTATCCTTGATAATACTTTCTCGCGCAGTTCATCAGCATTCATGGCTGTTCCTTTCCACAACATGGGCAGCGGTCAAGATACGGAAGCACCTTGCGGAATGTCTCCAGTGAAAAATTACCCTTGCCACTAAGAACACGGCTCGCTGTTGTCGGGGATATGCCAGCCTTTCGCGCAAGTTCCCGCGTTCCATTGTAATGCTTTGGCGGCTCAATATTTGTAACCTTGTAGGTCGGTGCGGCATTCATGGCTGTGTGTCCTCAACATTTCTGCATTTTCCATTCTTCATAGCGGTCAACGATGACTTGCAGTCTGTCCCGCTCTGCTTCGGCTTTCTCTGCGCGGGCTTTCCACTGTTTAATCATTTCTTCTCTGCACTTTGCGCATTCGCATCCATCGACAGGCAATCCGGCGTTATGCTTTTTGTGCCATTCGTTGCTCCCTGCATAAAATTCGCCGTGAGAATGCGGGCAATCAAAGTCACATTCTTCGCTGCCTGCTTTATAGCATTGGCCCGCTAAATCAAGTCCGCAGGAGCCATCTAGGTTCCTTCCTTGGTGGGTGTGATTAAACCGATCCAGCGTTTTCTTTCCTTCGCTATCGCCTACCATTGATTTTTCCTTTCATCGGCATTTATAGCTGTGCGTCTCTTCCCTTGAAGCTGCGCCTTTCTCTCTTCCCTCATGTAATCAAAGTCACCATTGAGATGTTCTTTGAAACGGCTAAGGGCGGCGACTGACTCAGCGTCATTATCGCTGTAAGCGGCAAGAAGGCTTGCTGCCGTGAGTCCAACGATGCGGAGAATGTCATCATAGGTGGCTCCACGGAAGCCGCGCCTGATCATACCGATTAGGAGTTTGCTTTGCTCTGCAGTGAGATTATTGAATGGTGCGCTCATTTATCAATTCCTAGCTCTTTGGCAAGGCGGATTGCCTCGCGTTCTTCGGGAGTTAACTCGGGTGAAGGCGCAACCGCGATCGGTTGTCCATCCGGGCCGGTGAGTTGACCGAGTTGTTCTCGATCGATGATTACTGTGGTTGGTGCCGCGGGCTCAATACGAAGGAGGAAAGACTTGTATTCGCTTACCTCAGTGCGGGCACGGAAATGGTAGGCTCGAGCACGCCAGCGAACTGCCGCCCCTGGTGAGTTGAGTGTGTAACGCAAAGGGGTGCCGTGTTTGAGAACCTGTTCAAACACGGCACGAATATCTGCGTATGATGCGAGGTTTTTATTGTGTCCCACGATAACTCCTAGATGTCAAGGTCCAGAGTGTCAACGTCGATCTCATACTTCTCCGCCCGGCGTGCGAGTGCTTCGAGACGTTCTTGCTCCGCCCGAACATCGACTCGGGCTTCATTCGAGGCAAGGAATGCGTCGATCATCGACTGAGTGGGATTGGCTTCACTCCCTATCCCAAGGTTTCCTGCGTGGCGATCACGCTGCGGACGATTGAGTATCTTGTTACGTTGGATCAGGATGTTTGCAAGGGCCGCTGGTCGATCGACGGGGATCATCACTGTGTGATAACGGCCCTTGGTGTTTGGTATGCGGAGATAATAATGCTTTCCGTCGCAGTCAATAAGGCATTGATCGCTCATCATTTCTTTCTCTCCAGTTCGAATGGGTAGAAGCGGTAGTAAATACGCGCACCACCTAGAACAGGGTCTCCCTGCTCTTTCATCTTCTTTTCACAGTAACGCATGGCAGCGCCCTCGTACTCAAATACCTTGTCGGGGTAGTCGTTGGACATCACTACAAAGACTTTCATTTGGAGTGCTCCTTGACTGCTGCTTTCATTGCATATTTATAGCAGTGATCAATGGTAGCTTTAATACTGTCCTTGTTGCGGTTAGAGAATATACGGAAGATTACCTCCGCCGGCGTGCAATCGAGTAAATGATGCTCGGGCGCCTTACCTGATTCAATTGAGCGGAAGAGATCGTAATTGAACCTGTTCAACACTGTGTTCATAATTAGGAAGCCGATGGCGTACTCTCCAAAGATGCGGTCAGCGTCAAAGCTGTGGTCGCGCTCGAAGGCATCGTCGATAAGCGACTCGAACTGTGTCTTGAACTGCTCAATGAGCGCTGAGTCTGTTGCTTCCTCAGTGAAAGTGTGATTGGCGGGAAGTTTTTTGCTCATGACATCAACTGTCATGTCGGTTATGAGGTCTTTAAATTTCATAGTCTTTTCCTTTACGGTTGGTGGCTGTCTCATCAGGCCCTGCCCACCACGACAGGACGAGGGGCACGAATGCCCCTTTCAACTCGTTATACGAATTCATCCACCCTCTTCATGAAATCCGCAGCCTTTTTAAGCTGTGGTATCCAGTCGGGACCGAGGACTTCCGCCACCTGAAGCCAATAAGCCTTGGACTCAGTGGACATGCGTTGTTCCTCTGCGTCGGGCAAGGCCTCGAGAATGAGTTGCCCCATCAGTTTGGCGGGAACTTGCGGAATGTTCATAATTCCAAAGGACTGCAAAACGCCGTCCCTACTAAAGACTTCGAAGCGGCTGAGGCATTGAACGAAAGTCATTGCCCAATCCTCGGGAGTTTGTATCACAAGCGCTGTGGCAAGTCGATTAACCTCGAGGGGATCGAGGTCTTTCTTATTGTTGAGTGCACTGGTGAGTAGGGAAACAAGGTCTGCCCACTCATGCGCGTACTCTTCTTTTTTATTACTCATCTTCTTCCAGCTCCTTCCAAGCCTTTTCCCAGCTTCCTTCACCGTGGTAGAGTTCATACCAAGCCGATACTGGAAAGCCTTGGATGCCTGCCAACATGCAGTAGAAGCTGAATTGTCGTGGATTTGTTACAGCGGCCATTTGCGGCGAAAGCTCATTATACTTCGCATTGCCTAGCCATTTCTTGATTTCTTCCACTGCGTCATGTTTGGGCGCAGGGGATTTGGAAAAGTCTATATCGTAATGGGTCATTTCACACTCCATAAACCATCATGATCTCGGTGGCGCCGTAGACTGCGTTTGCCCCGCAATCCTCGCATCTATATCCGCGAGCGTCGGGTTCGCATCCATCTTGCTGATGACCACACTTGAGGCAGAAGCCGTCATTGCCGAGGCCGAACATTTGTTCTTCGGCGGCTGCCATAACATCATCAAGTGAGAGAGTGGAAGGGAGTTTAACTCGTTGAGTTTGCATTTCTATCTCCTTAGCGCAATGCGCTGTTGCCGGCCTTATCAAACTCCCAATCATGCCGGGCGGTGACTGGGTGGGAGAGAGACTCTATGCGGCGGTCTCTCTCCCGATTTCCATAGTCTTAAAAGCGAACCGGCCCTTTCATTTGCTTGCGCCTGTTGGCGCTGTTGATAGGACTGGTTAAGTAGGAAGAGGATTGCAGGCTTTACCCTGCCAGGATCATATTGTGCCTCCTTTCGTTCGAAGAAACTGGGGGACGAACCCCCGATTTGCATTTACATTATATCAAATACTATTGTGCAATGCAAGGACACTGTGTGAACGGTGCGAAGCGAGCGGGGTGGATACGATTTGGCTAATTTCCCTGATTTGCCCTTTACCTGATTTCACAATCCCATATGACCGTTGGGTGCAGGAGCCATATCCCACTCCCCTCCTATCCCAGTGTCCCTCCGGGAAGGGGAGACTCTAAAAAAAAAAAAAAAAAAAAAAAAAAAAAAAAATAGTCCACTCATACGAAGGATAGTGGGGAGAGGTACGGTGCACCCAACGCTCGTGTGGGGATATGGAATTAGGCAAAGGTCTAATTAGGGAAATGATACGAAGCGCACTGGCGCGAAGGGGCATGAGTAAAGGTATGGCTGCTGCAAAATGTGCAGGGACCATATCAAGGCTGGGCAAAGAAAAAGCCCCACGAATGGGGCTTGATCCAGTTTGATATTGGGGCGGTCAAAGCAACATGACATTGACCAGTATTGCATTCGGGAATTCAAGCGCGAATGCTTCCACAATGGCAGTCAATTCCCGTATGTTGGCGCAATAGCGATCATTCGTAACGATCTGGCCATTGACGTTCCAAGTGATTAAATACCTTCGCATGAGTCCATCCTTTCAACAAAAGGAAGAAGGGGCTTGCGCCCCTTCCCTTATTCGATGTCCAGTTCGATGTCCAATGCGGCTGCTGCCTTGCGGCGTTTGATTTCCGACTGAACATCCTTGGAAAGCGCTTCCATATTCTTTTCATACACTGCATCCAAGAATTCGCGCTTTTCCTTCGCAGTCTTACAAGCGGCATAACCAACTCCAAGTGGCTTGGCGGGATTTGCCTTTGCCTTTGCTTCGAGTATATCACGCGCGACGATAACGTCGATTGGCGCGCTTGTGCGAGTCCCGATCGTACCATTGACAATCTTGTCAAGTTTGGAGTCGAATGCGGCCTTTGCACTCTCATAATCCGAAGCACCCGCATATGCGTCTTGCAATGACTGCAAGGCGAACGTCAAAAGATGTTCAATCGAAACGCCGGGCAGTTCCGATCCATTGATCGCACATTGCGACACGTCAACTTGGAACGTGACATTGCCAACTGCTTCGTTATCATCACGACGTTTGAATTCGCGCTTAACTGTATACAACATGGTAGTCTCCTTTACGTTTGGGTTGCGGGCATCCATTGCCCGTATGAATAAGATAAGCATTCCCATGCTTATTGCAATAGCCAGTGGATCACGAATTGTTACAACCTTGTTACATTTTATCGCCCTCCCCACCGGGCCTTTTCCGCGCATTCGCGTAGCGCGTTTCGACGGTCGACCCCCACTCCCCCACCCCAAAGACCTTCTGCAATTTAGCGGGATTTTCAAACTCCAGTGGGATAGAACTTTCTCCAGTTGGTGAAGCCATACATTTATTTTGCTTCCTGCCGTTGACAATCGCTCGTAGGCGAGCTATAAGAAAGATGCCGCGATGATGGTACGCGGAAGCGGAGATGACCATACCATGCTGAACTTGCAGACCACTGACGACAATTCCAGCCGGAGTGCACCGCTCGTCTTTGAGGCCTGCGGGGTGCTGGATGAAAATGACCTGGTTCTGTTGGCCTCGAGTGACCGGGACACGTCATCTCCGCTAAAGCGTATCCGCTCCCGACACCATGCACTAGCTCGATCGCTGGCGCGTGGAATGAGGCCCGGAGTTGCGGCGTCTTACTACGGTTATTCCGCTAGTCGGATTTCCGTACTTCAGGCTGACCCTACCTTTCAGGAGTTGGTCGCGCACTACAAGGATAGCGACGATGTTGACTATTCTAAAATGGACGAGCGTTTGCTCGGTATATCTGTTGACGCGCTGGACGAATTGAATGACCGTCTGGAAAGTAAACCAGACTCAATTCCAACGGCCCAACTGATGAAGCTCGTTGAGCTTGGCGCGGATCGCATGGGGTACTCCCCTAAGACAACCACCGAGGTCAATGTCAACGTAGGCTTCGCGGAAAGGCTTCGTGCAGCGCGTCAGCGGGTTACAGAGAATACGAACGTCATTGACGGGGAGGCAAAGCGCCTCCCTCCCGCTGCTGAATAGGAGGCCTTAATGGGAGCGGCAACTCGGACTGAACAACCAGGAAACACTTACTTAAATGAGTGGGAACTGACAAATGGAGACGCCACAGGCTCTCCCATCAAAATTCCAGGTGGCTCTGACAAGACAGTCGATATCGACGGCTCGATTGGCACGGCCACTGTTTTTATTGAGGGCTCGAATGAGCCAGGGGACGCACCGTCCTCGTGGAAAGTCCTGCACGATTTCGCAGGGAACGCTCTCACCTTCACAGCCGCTGGTATCGCCGCCATTGCGGAGAACCCTCTTCATATCCGCGCTCGGATGACTGGCACAGCAGGAGGCTCGGTGTTCGCTCGCGTGCTGAGTAAATCACGATGATTGACGAAAAGACAGCGGTAGAGGCGCAAGAATTCCTCAACAAGTTCAAGGGAGCATTCAAGTTCGCCGAGGCGATCGTGGATGTTAATAAGCTCGATCAAGTCGCTAAGCAGCTCAAGAACCAAATCGAGGTGCTTTCCGCCGAGATTAAGTCAATCGAGCGCAAGCGCGACGAGGCAATGGCAGCTCACGCCCAGGCGGTGAAACTTCGTGAGATGGAAACGAAGAAAGCGGCGGAAATAAAAGCCGAGGCTGAGAACGCTAAGGCCAACCTTCAAAGCGAACTTACTGCGCAGCGGGAAGAGGGTGAAGCCGCTAATGCCAAGGCCCTTGCCGAAGCTGAAGAGGCGCACAAAAAGATCGTCGCTAAGATGGTCAAAGAGCATTCTGATATTACGAACAGCATCAAAGAGGCCGAGGCTGAACGTGATAAAATACTGAATGAAATATCGGCCTTGAAGGAACGGATAAACCTATGACTGATTTTTCGATGTCAGGGCTTGTCATCGACAAAGCCACTGGTCTACCACGCTTTGATGAGCCGGCGAAGGCAAACGTAGTTATGAAGGCCATGATGACTAAGGACATGGTTTCGCGCTTGCCTGCCGATACACTAACCGAACTCGGCATCACTCCAGCAATGGTTGCAAGTTGGCCAGATGACCCCGCGAACGCGCCGTCCAAGGCCGAACGTCAAACCCTGGTCAACGCACGCTTGGCTGCGATGGGCCGTCCCGAACGAGTCGAACTTCAATAGGAGCCTATCATGGGAATCACTCTAACTACTGCAGCCCGTAATGCTATGTGCAACGCACTGGTTGATCTTTGTGACGTGGGCTCAACTGACGCAAATGGTGATCTGGTCATTATGGCCGCCGCTGATGCCGAGGTTGCCACCCTTGCACTCACCAACCCAGCCTTTGGTAACGCTGCTACTGGTGTCGCTACTGCCGCTACAATCTCCGACGATACGAGCGCAACTGGCGGAACAGCCATTGCCCACAAATTCCAGGATCGCGATAACACCGAAGTCTGGCGGGGTAATGTAGGCACTTCCGGTTCCGACCTCAACCTGTCGTCCACGACGATCGGCAATGGTGATACAGTCTCTGTGACCGCTTATACAGTCACTGTTCCTGCCTCTTAATATGGTGCCGGGCTTAACGGCTCGGCCTATATAATTATAGTAGTGGGGACATAAGTGCGCTGGAAAATTTTCTATACTGATGGTTCCACATTCAGTTCTGCTGATGGTAATCCATCCGAAGTGGCAATTAAACCTGTCGCTATTATTCATACAGAGGATGGTAGATGTGGGCGGCGCGTACTTAAACTTATGGACTGGTATAGGTTCGACGAAGAGGCGGGACGTTGGTTTGACTGCGATGCTTATTCAATCCTACTCGAACTAGCGCGTAAGGGGCGTATTATTGCCCTATGCGGGCAATACCAAACCGAGGCGGAGTTTCAGGAAATTCTTATTGCCTCTCATAACGACGAGTTTGTTCCCCGAATAAGTCCGAACGAACCACCTCATCCGGCGTGGAAGGAATAGCGCAATGGGTGGTATGCCAATCAATGCTGTCTGGAACCAGCAATCCTTCCGCTGGCGAAACGATGACGGTAGTGAAACTTCCGCAACTTGGATAGCGGCGGCGAACGCACAACAGAATTTCAAGGTATGGGATACTCCGCGTATCCGTTTTCTAATTCAGGAAACAGCCGGATCGAACCAATCGGAAACGCCTCGTTTCGGTCTTGAATATAGAATAAACCGCGTTGGTAGCGGCGGTTTTACGGCTTGGGATACAACCGAGAATAATTCCGTATCATTTAATATCGTTCCGATAAGTCACCCTGGCAGTAGTAATTATACCAACAGAGCAGCGGCTACACAGCAGCTTGGTTCTGGAACTTTTAACGATGGTGAAATAATGTCGTCGAGCAATTCGACGACAACTACGGGACTGTCTGCTACAAATGGTAACGACGAGTACGAAGTAGAATTTAAGATAGAGTTCCGAGATAATGGTTTTGACGGCGGCGTTCAGCCCGGCGATGTTATTGAATTAAGAATAGCTGTCGGTAGTCCGACCACCGCACTAGGTAGTTATACAAATACTCCTAGTATCACGATCCAAGAGCCAACCGCCGGTTCTTATGTTTGGTCTGATCTATTAGCCCAGACTACCGCGACGAGTTCCGATCCTACTAGTGCGTCTTTTACCCCTACCGCCGATACTCTTTTAGTTGTAACAATAGCAGGCTGTACAACTGACGATCCGACTGGAGATATATCAGTCTCCGGTGGAAGCCTTAGTTGGACACAAAGAGTAGCAGTAAATCGCGTTGACGCTACGACCGGTGAATACTCTTTTGCGGAAATATGGACAGCGGTAGCGCCTTCTAGTCCGTCATCTATGACGGTTTCAGTATCCAGCGGGGCGTCTACTTTTGCGGGAGTTCAATTAACAGTATTTGAAGCGCGCGACGCTGATACATCATCACCGATAGCCGATAGCAATACGGCGAGCGGGCAGAATGTCGCTAATCTTAGCGACCCTACGATTTCTTTTTCCGGTGCTACTGCCGCTACCAGTCTTCGCGTAGGTGTATACGGTGTTTCAAATAGCGTTGATACTGCTTGTATAGGTCCGACTAACAATGGTGATGCGGGACCACTAGGGTCAGAAGCCGACCCTGTATCAGGAACTAACGCACATGTTATGGCCGCAGACCATACCGACGATGGCACAACTCCATCAGTCTTTACAATCGGTACGTATGACGCGCAGGACGGTTCTGGCGGAGGATCGTATTCCGCCGCCATTGTTGAAATTCCCCTTGCGGTACAACCATACCTTGATCAGACCGATTTCCGCTTTCGGCATGATGATGGAACAGAAGCTGCGGCAACTTGGGCAAATGTAAAAAATGAGCCCGCCCCGGCTATCCCACTTGATGAAAAGTTTAGATTACGCTTATTAATTAAAAATACGACTGCTGGTGCAGCTAATATAAGTAGTAGTTATCTTCAGTTCCGCCGAAATGGAGGGAGTTGGACCGGTATCAGTCCCTCGCAAGCCTGCATTAATGCAGATAGTTCCTATATTACTCCTTTCCAACAGGCTACACAACAGTTAGGCTCGGGCACCTTCCGTGATGGCGTAGTTTCGGAGTCAAACACTACCGGCACTCTATCCGCATCCACTGGCAATGATGAATTCGAACTTGAGTGGGTTTTATCATTTTCATCCACGAATGGTGCGGCTGTCGGTGATATTTTTGAGTTTAGAGTATCACGAAATATAACCGGCACTAATCTTCTTGATGCATATACAGTAACTCCAACTGTTATTGCTGGGGAGAGTTCGACCGGGGTTGCTGTTCAAGATATAACCAAAGGCACGCAGTCGATGGCATCGTCGACTTCGATGACTTCGGCTTCCTTCACTCCAGCAGACAACAGTTTGCTGGTAGTAATGATGTCTGTTGACACAGACAGTTATAATACTTCTAACATTACTATTTCGGATACGCAGTCTCTGACGTGGACGAAACAAGTTGAGAACCACTATACGGATGGAGTT